ACGCTCTTGCTATTGAAGAAAGTTTTCAAAGTCTCAATATTCAAGTTGAGGGTATTGGAGCACCTGATGATGGAACTAATTCTGTTTACGGGTATGCAAAACTTAAAACCGCAATTGGTAAGTATGGCAACACTATTGTTAAGACTGCCATTGATGCATATAAGGTTCACAACGCATCTGATGATAATAAGTGGTCACATCCTCTCAATGGGGGTATGATTCTTGGCCTTTCTGCAACTTACCATTTCCTTGAAAACTATGTTGGTGATGGTAAAAAACGTGAGGGTTTTCTTGAGTTTTTGAATACTCGTCTTGCTAAGCGTTCTGTCGAAAAGTATACTGCTAAAACACAAGGACCGCAGATGGACGTTTTGATCCTCCAAAACATTCTTGATCAATACAATAATCTTGTTGAGCAAGATGTTCTTAACTACCCATCCATTGGTATGGAGAAAGAAAACTCTAAATGGAGGGCATGGAAAGAAGATCCTATTCATGGCGATCTTGTCGATAAAGAAGAAGAGGAGGATTGATAACCGAATAAAAAAGTAGGGGATTCAACATCCCCCTTTTTTGTATATGATGTATAATTAGTAATGGATGCCGTAAGGGTCCACAAAACACAAACTCGCTTTTAAAGGAGCTACTATAATGACTAACCTCACAAGGTATACTGCTGCGGATCTTCCTGCTCTGATGGAAAAGATCACTCGTAATAGTATTAACATGGATGAATACTTTGATCGTTTATTCCATCTTCATGAAACTACATCAAACTATCCTCCATATAACCTAGTCCAAGTAAATAACGTGGAGTCTAAACTAGAACTAGCACTTGCTGGATTTAAAAAGAAGGAAGTTTATGTCTACACACAAGATGGTAAACTCTTTATCGAAGGTCAGAAAGAAGATAAAGAGACGGATACCAACTATCTGCACAAGGGTTTGGCTCAACGGTCATTTACACGAGCATGGACGCTCTCTGACGACACGGAAGTTCGATCAGTTGATTTTGAGGATGGGCTTCTGACAGTCACTCTGGGTAGAATCGTTCCTGAGCACCATAAGCGCAAAGACTATCTCTAAATAGAACTGAATATCGTCGGCGCTGTGCCACGGGGGGAACTGGCAAAAACCAGTGGACACCCCCCTTTTTTAATGCTAAAATGTAAGGAGGAGGATTTGTATTATGGACCCAAACGTATTGATTTTTGAAAATGGTCTTGCTATTCTTGCAAGACTAGAAGAGACAGGTGGAGATCTTGGTGAACCTGACTGTAAACTTGTAGAACCTTTTGTGATCAACTCTGACGGCACTTTAAGTCCTTGGTTAGCAGAATATTCTGTTCAAAATACCTTTAAAGTGCATTCGGATAAGATCCTAACGATTGCTAACCCAAACGAAAAACTTCTGCAAAAATACAGGGATTTGACTAAGTGAGATTCTATACAAATGTTCAGTTGATCGGGAACCAGTTTTTGGTTCGCGGATATGATAATGGTGAACATGTGATGTTTCGGGAAGAATATTCCCCAACATTGTTTGTCCCATCAAAGAGGAAGACAAAATACAAAACCCTAGAAGGTGAATATGTTGAACCAATTCAACCTGGTTCGGTGAGGGAGTGTAGGGATTTTTACAAGAAGTATGAGGGAGTAGAGGGATTTAAGATCTACGGTAATGACCGATATGTTTGTCAGTACATTTCTGACAAGTATCCAGAAGATGAGATCAAGTTTGATATTAACAAGATCAAGTTGGTAACACTTGATATTGAGACCACTTCTGAACAGGGATTCCCTGATATTTCAAATCCCATTGAAGAACTACTCTTAATCACGATTCAGGATTATACTTCCAAGCAAATCATTACTTGGGGAGTTGGACCTTTCAATGCGGTTCAACCAAATGTGCGATACATTCAATGTGTGGATGAGAGGGATCTTCTTACTCAGTTTATCAACTGGTGGATGGATACCAACAATACTCCTGAAGTGATAACTGGATGGAACATTCAACTGTTTGACATCCCTTATATTGTTCGTCGTTTGGACAGAGTTCTTGGTGAGAAAACAATGAAGCGTTTTTCTCCATGGGGATTGGTATCTGAAAAAGAAATCTACATTTCTGGTCGTAAGTTTATTTCTTATGATGTTGGTGGAGTCACACAACTAGATTATTTGGACTTGTATAAAAAGTTCACTTATTCTAACCAAGAGTCATATCGTCTTGATCATATTGCAAGTGTAGAACTCGGCACTCAAAAACTGGATCACTCTGAGTTTGAAACTTTCAAAGACTTTTATACCAAAGGTTGGAAGAAATTTGTTGAGTATAACATTGTTGACGTGGAACTCGTTGACAAGTTAGAAGACAAGATGAAGTTGATTGAGTTGGCACTTACAATGGCATATGACGCCAAGGTAAACTATGTTGATGTCTTTTATCAGGTAAGAATGTGGGACACCATCATTTACAACTATCTGAAGAAACGAGACATTGTGATTCCTCAGAAAAGTAATGCACAGAAAGATACTAAGTATGCAGGTGCATATGTAAAAGAGCCCATCCCAGGAGTTTATGATTGGGTTGTAAACTTTGACCTTAACTCTCTGTACCCTCACCTGATCATGCAGTACAACATCTCACCAGAAACTCTTCTGGAAGAGAGGCATCCTAATGTGACAGTAGATAAGATTCTGAATCAGGAAACCAACTTTGAACTGTACAAGGATCATGCTGTGTGTGCAAACGGAGCAATGTTCCGCAAGGATGTTCGTGGTTTCCTTCCAGAACTGATGGAAAAGATCTACAAAGATCGTACCATCTATAAAAAGAAGATGCTTGCTGCCAAACAAGAATATGAAAAGAAAAAGACAAAGGAGTTGGAAAAGGAGATTGCACGTTGCAACAACATCCAAATGGCGAGGAAGATTCAACTTAACTCTGCTTATGGTGCTATCGGCAATCAGTATTTCCGTTATTACAAACTAGCAAACGCTGAGGCAATCACTCTTTCTGGTCAAGTTTCGATCCGTTGGATTGAAGACAAGATGAATGCCTACCTAAACAAAATTCTCAAAACGGACGGTGTGGATTATGTCATTGCTTCAGATACCGATTCTATTTACCTTAATATGGGTCCTTTGGTTCAAACTATATTCAAAGGAAGAGAGAAAACTACTGAAAGCATCGTTTCGTTCCTTGATAAGATCTGTCAGGTGGAACTTGAAAAATATATTGAAGGTTGCTACCAAGAACTGGCGGAGTATGTGAACGCATATGACCAGAAGATGCAGATGAAGCGTGAGAACATTGCCGAACGTGGAATCTGGACTGCAAAGAAACGCTACATTCTGAATGTCTGGGACAGTGAAGGTGTTCGTTATGAAGAACCCAAACTTAAGATTATGGGTATCGAAGCAATCAAGACTTCGACTCCTGCACCCTGTAGGAAGATGATTAAGGATGCTCTTAAACTTATGATGAATGGTTCCGAGGATGATGTGATTGACTTCATTGATCAGAGTCGTAAGAAGTTTAAGACCTTGAGTGCAGAGGAGATCTCATTCCCTAGGACTTGCTCTAATGTTGCAAAGTATCTTTCATCTGCATCAATCTATGCAAAAGGAACTCCCATTCATGTTCGTGGAGCACTTCTTTACAACTACTATCTAAAAGAAAAGAATCTAACCCACAAATACTCTTTGATTCAGGATGGTGAAAAAGTTAAGTTCTGTTATCTTAAGAAACCAAATCCTATTCAAGAGAATGTGATTTCTTTCATTCAAGAGTTTCCGAAAGAACTCAATCTTGACAAATACGTTGACCATGAACTACAATTTGAGAAAGCGTTTTTGGAACCTCTGAAAATCATTCTTGACGCAATCGGTTGGAACGTTGAGAAAACTGTAAACCTTGAATCATTTTTTGTCTAATGGATTTCCTTAAAGATATTGTAAAAGAAATCGGAAATGAGTATGCTGAACTCGCTTCTGATATTGATGAAACTGAAAGTTATGTTGATACGGGTTCATACATTTTTAATGCACTGGTCTCAGGTAGTGTATTTGGTGGTGTATCTGGGAATAAGATTACTGCTATTGCTGGAGAGTCTTCTACTGGAAAGACTTTTTTCTCTCTCGCCGTGGTTAAGAACTTTCTTGATTCTAATCCCGATGCTTACTGTCTCTACTTTGACACTGAGGCTGCTATCACTAAATCTCTTTTAGAGAGTCGTGGTATTGATACTTCTCGTTTGGTTGTTGTGAAAGTCGTAACAATTGAGGAGTTTAGAGGCAAAGCACTCAAGGCAGTTGATATATACCTTAAGGCACCACTTGATGAACGCAAACCATGTATGTTTGTGTTAGACTCTTTGGGTATGCTCTCAACTGAAAAAGAGATCACAGACACACTGAACGATAAACAAGTTCGTGACATGACCAAATCACAACTTGTCAAAGGTGCATTTAGAATGCTTACTTTGAAACTTGGTCAAGCAAAAATCCCAATGATCGTTACCAATCATACCTACGATGTTATCGGAGCTTACGTACCAACTAAGGAAATGGGTGGAGGCAGCGGACTCAAGTACGCAGCGTCTACGATCATTTATCTCAGCAAGAAAAAAGAAAAGGATGGAACGGAAGTGGTCGGCAATATTATCAAGGCTAAGACTGCTAAATCGCGTTTGAGCAAGGAGAATAAAGATGTGGAAGTACGTCTCTACTACGATGAGAGAGGATTGGACAGATATTATGGGTTATTGGAACTGGGAGAACTTGGTGGTCTTTGGAAAAACGTTGCGGGTCGCTATGAAATCGACGGCAAAAAGATTTATGCCAAACAGATTCTGAAAGAACCTGAACTATACTTCACTGAAGAAGTAATGCAACAACTTGACGACATCGCACGAAAGGAATTTAGTTATGGAGAAAATTGAGTTTCTAGTCCTTAGAAACCTTTTACATAATGAAGAATATCTAAGAAAGGTCATTCCCTTTATCAAAAAAGAATACTTTGAAAATCTAAATCAAAAGATTGTATTTGAAGAGATCAACTCTTTTGTAGAGGAATACAATGAACTCCCTACAAAAGAAGTGCTCAGTATTGAGGTAGAAAAAAGAAAAGACATTAATGAACAATCATACAAAGAAATTGTACATCTTATAGCATCGCTGGATGATGTAGTGGCAGAGTTTGAATGGTTGGTAGATACTACTGAAAAGT